GGGTGAAGACGGTGAGGTTGAGTTCATGTTGGTAGAGACACAGTATTCAGCAACGAGATGCTACAGCCCACAGGAGGTGGACGATGCGATAGATATCGCCATGCACTTGGCTCAAAGAGGTCAGGCTATTTACGTTCATTAATAGATGTGTTCAAATATGTTCGGGCGGGCAACCATTTTAACCAATGGCTGATAGGAGTATCCCCGCCCCCTAACTAGGTCTGCACACCTTATGTGCATGGAGAAAACGATGAAGAAGATTGCTTTGTTTGGTGAGTTTGTTCGTGAAACGTGGCCGCTGTGGGCGCTGATGTTCAGCGGTGGCGTAGGTCTTTTGCTGTGCGTAACCGCTCCGCCCTCTGTGACCCTCGATAGTAAATGGGAGTGCACGCTGTCACGCCCCGCCGGGTTAGGCGCAATGTGTTTGGAATACCAATACAAGGGGAAGTGAGATGAAGACCTATGAATTGAACGCTGTGGAAGCATACCTTGCGCTGACCGCCCTGCGCTTTACCGCAGAGCAGGGATATACCTATGAGATCGAACATGGAGGGGATCTTACGGATTACCACGGGATGAAAGCCCTGATCGAGAGGCTCGAGCCTAAGCCGGCGAAGAAACACGCATGGATGGTGGTGTACCCGGACGAGTCTAGGTCTAGGCTCTTTGATTATCAGGACGATGCGGCAGGGTGGGCGTGTCATGCGCCGGAGAAATGTAAGGTAGTGCAGGTTACATGGGAGGAGTGATGAGTAAGTCCATAAACCCCGGCGAGAACAACGGGCAGTCCAAGCTGACGATGGAGGCAGTGCAGATCATTCGACACCTGCTTCGCTGTGGGCATTCGGGTAAGGAAATCGCTACGGTTTATGGGCTCTCGTCTGGCCTGATCTCAGGCATACGCACAGGCAAGTTGTGGTCAGCACCGGAGGAAGAATTGGTGGACAAGAATAAATTCAAGGGGCGTCCCTTCAGGGACGAGGACATTCAGATTATCACCGAGGAGGTGACGTATCTCATAGAGCAGGGCTATCGCGCACAGGACAGGGATCGTATTCTCGAAGGACTCGAAGTGGCTCTCGATGGCTCGACCAAGGACGAGTGGAGGCTGTGGACAGGGATGAAGTTGAGGAATGTGATTGATGACTTTTACATATTAGGAGCACCGTGATGAGTAAGAACAATGGAGGCCCGGCGTTTCCGTCTTCAATAGTAGATGACTCCTTGCATGTGCCGGGTATGTCCCTCCGCGACTGGTTCGCGGCCAAGGCGATGCAGGGATTACTGCAGTACGCCTATGCACACGCGGATAGAGCGTCGGTTGCATACAAGGTGGCAGATGCCATGCTCGCTGAACGGGAGAAGGACAATGACTGACAAAGCACTCCTAGAACTCGCGGCGAAAGCGGCGGGGATTGAACTTTTGTTTGAGGAAATGAAAGACGGGAGTATCTATTACTACTATAAGATTCCCGGTGATACGCAAGGGTGGAACCCTTTGAACTCTGATTCTGACGCTCTGCGCCTTGCGGTGAAGTTAGAAATTGATGTGAACTTTAATGACGTGAAGAAGCGCGTCTGGGCCGAACCGCAATACATAAATGAGCCGCCCTATCCGGTACATGAAGGCTATGGAGACGACCCCTACGCCGCAACCCGTAGAGCCGTCGTAAGAGCAGCCGCTGAGATTGGCAGGGGGATGGAATGAATAAGGAAGATATAAAAATTGCTTTGGGCATCCTTGTATTTTTCTTTCTTACTGGATTGGTGTGTATTTTTTTGGTTTGGATAGTGAAGCAGGTGCTGTTATGAGTAAAACAAACATCCTCCCCAAACCCGATGGCTTTTATCGACACCATAGCGGGAAGGTCTATCAAGTTCTTGAGATTGCCAAGATGGAAGCAACCGGAGAGGTGGTGATTGTCTACCGTGAGCGTGGCTCAATAGACAACGTGTGGGTGCGCCCTGCATCCGAATGGTGGGATAAGTTTAAAGAGGTGGTGTGATGAGTACCGCAACCGCTGAGATTGGCAGGGGGATGGAATGAGTGAGAAACAAATAGAAGCTCTGATGGGTTGGGTAAAAGCAACCATAGATGCAAGGATTGAATCAGCCTTTGGCCGAGACAGTTTGCACGAGGACATTGCCGAATACGAATGCAAGAAGGATCTTTATGTGGCGCTTGGTATTTGGGAGGAAGCATGAGTACTGCAACCGAACTGCTGAGACGGGCCGCTGAACGCTATGAATACGATGAATCAAGCCCAAGTTGCTTGGTTTGGAAAGTGGATAGCGGAAGGAATAAGAAGGGTAAACCAGCGGGATCGTTGGCTAGTCGAAAGAAATACTACAGCGTTCAAGCAATTCCGGGTAAATCAGTACGCGCACATCATGTCGTTTGGTTTTTGTTTCATGGTTCTGCGCCTGATGCCATTCTTGACCACATAAACGGGAACGGATTGGACAACAAAATTGAAAACTTAAGACCGGCAAATTCAACAGAAAATAATTGGAACCGCAAAATTCAAACGACCAACATTTCTGGCATCAAAAACGTCTACTACAGAGAGAAATATGGCACATACAGGGTTTCTATATGGAAACACAACAAGCAAATAAATATCGGAACATTTAAGACTGTTGAGGAAGCTGTGTTAGCCGCGCAAAAAGCCAGAGAGGAGCATCATGGAAACTACGCAAGACAATCGTAAGAACCTCGCCGCCGAGCCAGAAGCAGATAAGCCTGTGGCGTGGATGAGAACAACGCCTAATGGAGATCAGATAGTAGCGTTTCATAAAACTGATGGGTTTGAACCCCTCTACACCAGACCAGAACCAGAAGCAGAGCCTGTGTATCAAATAGCAATGGCTGAAGGATCAACCAGCACTGCGTGGATTGATGTAGCTAAGGACGTATTCGATGACGCCGGGATGTACCCAGAATATAAACGCCGCGCTCTCTACACCAGACCCTCGCCAGCAAGGAAGCCGATGACGCAGGAGGAACTGCCTAACATGGGAACCCCAGAGTATTTAACATTTGTAGCTGGCGTCCGTTTCGCAGAAAAACACCACGAGATAGGAGGGGGTGATGAATGAAGAGCTCTTCGAGCAATGGCGACAGCACCAAGAGGCCGAGATAAAACACATTAACGACGAGATATTTAAGGCTAGGAGCTATCTGCAGTGCCTTTATCAGCTTAGGGATGCGGCCATGCTTTCTAGCTACCCCGGTGGGTTCAAGCCGACTATGAAGGTGGAAAACGTGGAGCCGTGGGAACAATACTGGCGGGAGGAAAAAGACAATGGGTAACTACGCATGGACTACGGGAGAGGATCGCATACTCAAAGAGTGGTATCCCAAGGAAGGGCTCCCCGGCGCGATGGTCAGACTGCAGTTGGCAGGGTACTCAAGGACGAGCAATTCGGTAAGACAGAGAGCGCACCTTCTTAAACTCTTATCGCCCTATTGCAGTGCCAACTTTGGCCCCGGGCCCTATACACCAGACCCAAAATTTGAAGCGGCATTCCTTAGAGCCTGTTCGCTAATCAACGATGGAGTGAGGGTTTGCGATGCTATAAGAACTGCCGGTATCGAAAGGAGCCGGTACTACAGGACTAGGAAAGTGAGGGAGGGGAAATGAATGAAGCGCCGAAGAAGATTTGGGTTGATGGGGATGCAAACGTATGGACAGCATCGCATCCAGAAGCAAAAGACGTTATATACATCCGCGCCGACCTTGTTGATGGGTTGGTTGAGGCGTTGGAAAAGATTGCAGGAGGATGGGTCTGCGTAGATGAAGCTGGATTAACAGCCCGAGCCGCGCTGAAAGCGTTGGAGGAAGAATGAAACCATTCAACTTAGAACCCGCTATATGGAAACCAAGCGCCTGTTGCAGCTTTAGGTGGGTGGAAAGGAAAAAGCAAAAACCTAGCGGCGATGCAAATGGCGGGTACTACGGGTACATAGAGAAAGTTCTGCAGCAACTGTACGTGAACCAACTGGAGCCAGAGTACGAATGGCGCGATGTGCCGATAGTGAAGGAGGACCCCGATGTATGAACGCCCCGTACTGACTGCCGATGAGCCCAAGCTGAAGCTCGTCATGGACGAGAAGCCGCCGATGGGCACGAAGATTTACATGGTCAGCGAGTTCGGCAATGGGTTCATCGGGGACTATCACCCCGAGCTGGGTGTGATCGCATGGAGCGAGCTGCCTAAGTTGAGCAAAGAGCAGAGGAAACGTATACAGGAGAAGAAAGATGAATATGGGAGATAAAAGTTTGAGCCCTATGATGAGCCCAGACGAGACGAGGGATTTCTTCGCCATCATAGCGGAGGGCATCATGCGGGAGTTGGAAGCTATGGAACCGGAAGAACGCGAAAAGGCTATGGATGCCTTGGAAGCGCGTGGAGTTAGGTTTAAGGGGAGGAAGAAAGATGGGAACTAAACACCGTCATTACGATGTGATCGTTGCGTGGGCGGCGGGTGAGGAGATTGAGATTAAGGACGATGATGGGGTATGGGTGTCATTTACAAATGCAAAACATGTGATCTTTTATGAGGATATGGAATACCGCATCAAACCAAAGCTCGTCAAGAAAGAGGGGTGGGTGAATATTTATCCGGGGAATTTTCTGTGTTATTTCCACAGCAAGGTTCATGCTGATAAATCGGATGAAGTTGGGAAAGACAAGAGAGTAGCCTGCATCCGCATCGAGTGGGAGGAAGAAGAATAGTGAAAGCTGAAACCGAAACGACCAAGTGCAAGATCTGCGGTAGACAGCACCCTGTGGATCACTATAGGGGTATGACTTTTTATGTGTGCCCGGAGACTATGCGGGTGTACCTTGTTGCTAAAGAGGACGACGATGTTGGAAGAAACCTGCAAGTGGACGAAGGTTGCTGAATTGATCTGGGATACCGAGTGCAAGCATCAGATTGGCACACACAAGAAGTGGGAGCCCGAGGAAGGTCGAGAATGTATGTGTTGTAGAAAACCTGTGGAGGTAGAACATGAGCGTTCTGTGGATAATTAGTCTTTTTGCTCTGGTGCAAACTCTCTATGGCTACTTATAAATTCAGATCCCTACCCTATGATGTGGCTCGATGCCGAGGAACCAACTGCAGAGTAAAAGAAACGTGTGCTAGGTTTCTGCAGATCGAGCTAGACAAGGCAAGTGAAGATCGTAATAATTGGGTTGTTTATACCGACTCGCCACGGTCTGGCGATGAATGTGAAATACGACGAGGCGTTGACTTATGAACGGACTACTTCTAGCAGGTGCAATGATCGTCACTCCCGGTCAGGGCCTTGAGTACGTCGTGCCAACCACGGAGGGGTACAACGTAATTCGATTGGGGGAGAACGCAGGGGTCACGCAAGTGATCCGCGTGGGCAACACGACGAACATCATCAGCCCGAACGAACCGACCACGTTTATTTATGGGAACGAAGAAGTGCTCCCAACTCTATCGGTGGACGAATGAATGACGCCAGAGGGAAAAATAAAAGCCAAGATAAAGAAGGTCCTCGAGTCTGTTCCCGGTTGCTATTTCTTCATGCCACCCGCCAATGGCTATGGCAGAGCTGGGATTCCAGATTTCGTTGGCTGTCTGAGTGGTCGGTTCTTTGCGATCGAGGCAAAGGCCGGAAAGGGGAAAACCACAGCACTACAGGACAGGGAGATCGCCCAGATAAAAAGCTGTGGTGGCTTCGCTATCGTCGTTAACGAAGTGAATGTGGACGAATTAAAAACAATGCTCGACCAATGGAGCAGACAAGAATGGATATTTTAACGATCGACTTTGAGTCGTTCTATTCGCAAGAGTACAGCCTGACAAAGCTGACCACTCAGCAGTACCTAGATGACCCGCAGTTTGAAGTGATCGGCGTAGCGGTCAAGAAGAACGATGAGCCGACCAAGCACTACACAGGGACGAAGCAGGGGACTGCCAACTTCCTAGATCAATTCGATTGGGCGAACTCAGCAATGCTCGCTCATAACTCCATGTTCGATGCCTCTATTCTTACGTGGCATTTCGGGCATAAGCCCAAGATGATTCTGGATACCCTGTCTATGGGTCGCGCTTTGCATGGCACGGAAGTAGGGGGCAGTCTCGATATGATGACCCGCTATTACGGCGTGGGGATCAAGGGTAAGGAAGTTCTCGATGCCAAGGGTAAGAAGCGGAAGGACTTCGCACCTGATGAGATGACTGCCTATATGGCCTACTGTCGTAATGACGTAGACCTGACCTATGCGCTATTCAAGAAGATGGCTCCCAAGTTCGATAAGACAGAGATCAAGCTGATTGATATGACCTGTCGAATGCACTCTGAGCCTAAGCTACAGCTAGACCTGCCTATCCTAGAAGAACACCTTTACGCGGTGAAGGCGAAGAAAGTACAGCTACTCGCAGATGCCGGAGTAGCGCAAGCCTACTTCATGTCCAATGATAAGTTCGCTGATCTTCTGCGAGACATAGGGATCGAGCCTCCCATGAAAACGTCTCTCCGCACAGGCAAGCAAGCCTATGCGTTCGCCAAGACTGACGAAGGAATGAAGGCCCTGTTGGAGCACGAAGACCTCCGTATTCAGACACTCGCCGCCGCGCGTGTGGGTGTTAAGTCTACGCTTGAGGAGACGCGCACCGAACGGTTCATTGAAATGGCGAAGATCGGTGGAGCACTGCCCGTACCGCTGAAATACTATGGAGCCATGACGGGCCGATGGTCAGCTACGGATAAAATTAACCTACAGAACGTACCGCGTGGGTCCACGCTGAAGAAGGCGATCGTTGCGCCTGACGGATACGTCATCGTGGGTGCTGACTTGTCGAACATCGAGCTCCGTGTGGGTCTCTACTTTGCCGGGCAGATGGACAAGGTGCAGTTACTTGCCGAAGGACGCGACCTCTATCGAGACTTCATTGCGCCGATTTTCGGCGTAGCCTACGAGGAAGTGGACGACGATCAACGCTTCATCGGCAAGCAATCACAGCTCTCACTGATCTATGGCACCGGACATAAGAAGCTCAGGAATGCCATCAAGGTACTGTCAGGGAAAGACATTGGAGAAGACCTCGCACAAACTCTGGTTAACCGCTACCGTACCGAGTACACCAAGGTAAAAGAATCGTGGTATGAAGGCGAGAAGGTTCTACAGCACATACGCGATCACTACATCTTCCAGTTTGGTGAGGTGCTACCCCTCGAAGTGATGGGCCAGCATGGTATAATACTGCCGTCTGGGTTGTCCTTACGCTATCCAGATTTACACCAAGTGGAAGAGAACGGGCGCACCGAGTGGCGCTACAAAGTACGCAAGAAACTTGAACGTATTCACGGGCCGAAGTGCTATCAGAATACAATTCAAGCGTTGGCTAGATGCGTAATGGGTGAAGCGATGGTACGGATCAACAAGAAGTACCCGGCGGCACTTACCATTCACGATGCGGTCTATTGCGTAGTGCCCGAGGACGAGGCTGATGAGGCCAGACGGTTTATCATCACCGAGCTTCGCGTTCCTCCCAAGTGGGCCGAGGGCCTACCCCTAGATGCCGAGGGTGGATACGGTAGAGACCTGTCATTCAAGATGAAGAAACTGGAAGCATGAAACAACCCGCATGGTCGTACAGCGCACTGAAGACGTTTGAGACTTGCCCTCGCAAGTATCAGGCGGAGAAGGTCACCAAGGAAGTTCCCTTCACGCAAGGAGAGAAGGCTATCTACGGCGAGCAACTGCATAAGGCGGCAGAGGAATACATTCGAGACGGCACTCCCATTCCACAGAGGTTCAGCTTTATACAAGATTACCTCGATAAGCTCGTTGCCTATCCGGGCGAGAAGTTCTGTGAAATGAAATTGGGAGTGAAGAAAGTCGATGGGCGGTTGGAAACGTGCGATTACTACGACCCTGAAGTTTGGTTTCGAGGTATTGCAGATTTGGTTATTGTCGATGGCAATCGGGCATGGGTACTGGATTACAAGACAGGAGAAAGCCGATACGCCGACACTCGCCAGCTTGCTCTCATGGCCGCTGCCCTGTTTCTCAAATACCCAGAGATAGAAAAGATCAAAACCATGCTACTCTTTGTAGTAAAGAAAGATCACAGGAAGCAAGACTTCTCGGCAGAGTATGGGTTGAGCATCTTCTCTGAATTGCATGGGCTGTTATCCGCTCTGGAAAATGCCTATCAGACTGATGTGTGGAACCCTCGCCCGAACGGTCTTTGCCGAAAGTGGTGCAACGTAACGAGTTGCCCTCATCAAGGAGACTAAAATGCCACGGAACTATAAGCAGGAATGGGTAACCGAAAAAGCTCGCCAGAAGAAAAAAGGCGGTGTACTTGAAGCTAAGCTAGAGCGCCAACGCGCTCGGCGTAAGCTAGACAAGGATGGTGTAGATCGTAAGGGCAAGGACATTGCCCATAGGAAGGCGCTATCCAAGGGCGGTTCCAACAAGACGGGGTACTTCCTAGAATCTCCCAGTGCCAATCGTAGTTTCAAACGGAATAGTGATGGCTCTATGAAGGGTACGTACGATAAGCCAGAGAAAAAATGAGAGTAGCGACTAGAGCAGTTAAGGATATTGCGCGAGAGTCCGGCTTTCCCGAGGAGCTGATCGAACGTCATGTAGACGCGATGGTGCAGTTTACCTTCAAGATTGCCGCGCGTGAGCGCAAGTTCAACCTGACCAAGTTGAAGGCATGGTACTTCAACAAAAACCCTAACAAACCAACTCTGTTCGAGGTCTTTGACGGCGAAGACTACGACCTGCTTTAATGTTGGATAGGCTCCTGCCACGGCCTTAACGTGGTTGCTATCAGAGGTACACATGGAAATCGTAGAGGACCGCGCACTCATCGTGCGCACCCGCAATCCAGAGAAGATCACCGAAGTGATTCCGAAGTCTGCGGTAGTGAAGGAAGTTTCGCTACCCAATGGCAACGGCTACGAGGTGGCAGTCAAATGGAACCTGCCTAACACAAAGATCCTTCGCAATCTGGGCTTCAAGAAAGCACCGGCTCCTATCGTGCGTCAATACGATTGGCCGGGGAGATACACGCCCTTCGATCACCAGAAGGAAACCGCCGCCTTTCTGACCCTCAACCGTAGAGCATTTTGCTGGAACGAGCAGGGGCTAGGCAAAACCGTGTCCGTTATCTGGGCGGCTGACTATCTCATGAAGCTCGGGTTCATTCGCAGGGTACTCGTCATTTGCCCTCTGTCTATCATGGACTCAGCATGGAGAGCAGATCTATTCAGGACGGTCATGAAGCGTAGGGTAGACATTGCCCACGGATCGAAAGCCAAGCGAGCCAAGGTGATCGACTCCAATGCCGAGTTCGTCATTATCAACTACGATGGTGTGGAGTCCGTGCGTAGCGAGCTGGCTCTGGGTGGGTTCGACCTTATTGTTCTGGATGAGGCCAACTACATCAAGACAGCAACGACCAAGCGTTGGAAGATGATCAATAGCCTGATCGGACCGGACACATGGGTGTGGATGCTGACGGGCACACCTGCGGCACAGAGCCCACTCGATGCCTACGGCCTCGCCAAGATGATGAATCCCACGAGTGTTCCGCAGTTCGTAGGGTTGTTCCGCGATCGAGTCATGCTGAAGATCAGCGCGTTCAAATACATCCCCAAACCCGAGGCACAGCAGGTAGTCCATGAGGTGCTTCAGCCTGCCATCAGGTTCACCAAGGATGAGTGCCTCGATCTACCAGAGCTTCTTTACTCTGAGCGTGACACGCCCCTCACAGCGCAACAGGAGAAATACTACAAGCTCCTCAAGAAAGAGATGCTGATCCAAGTTGCCAGTGCAGATATCACAGCGTTCAATGCGGCAGTGGGTATGAACAAACTGTTACAAATATCTTGTATTGCGTATAATACACCTGTACTTACAGACGTTGGGTGGGTACCGATTCAAGAAGTAACCACAGCGCATAGAGTGTGGGATGGTGAAGAATGGGTAGCACATGATGGGCTGGCATGT